ATGAAAGGTCAGAAGACTTACTCTAAGGCCATGGATTTGGCAATAGAGCAGGCTTCTATCGTTTTGGCTCAATGTGGAAAACTCGGCGGAGAATTGGATGAGGCTTCCGGGGTGTTCGATGACAGGGACGGGAATAATCCTAATGTTCAGAAAATGTACCTCATGCTGAAGCTGAGTGAGCAGTCCCGGAAATGGCTCCGTGAGCTGCATTTGACCCTCGACACGGCGGGAGCCTCCACCGAGGAAGATGCTATTTCCAAACTGATTAATGATATGAGAAATGACGGATAAAAATGAATTAAGGAAACTAAAGAAAGAGACTCAGGAAAAACTTCAGGAGATCGACTTGCATAAGTATCATCTGGACAGGATAGATATCCGTCTGAACATGTATATCAAAAGTGTAAGAGCCGACCCGGACGGTCATAACCTGTATGAGCTTCTTTCCATTGTACGCTTCTTCCGCCTGATGGATACCTATTTGTTCAAGATAGGCGAGGTGAAGAAGTTCATCGTATTTTATGAGAGTCTGCAATTCTCCGGCTTGAACGGACGTACCCGGTACAAGCTCACTCCCATTCAGGTGTTTCAGTTCGCAAATATTCTGGGCTTTTACAAGACGGAAGAGAAAAGGCTGGTCCGTGATGCTCTCCTGTTTGTTCCCCGTAAGTATAGCAAGACTACCTCCGTCGCTTCATTGGCTATTTATGACCTTCTGTTCGGGGATGCGAATGCTCAATCCTATGTAGCTGCCAATAACTACAACCAGGCACAGATATGCTTCAGTGAAATCAAGGAAATTCTTAAATGTCTTGATCCGAAATTCCGGCATTTCAAGATAAACCGCGAGCAGGTGTTCAATAAGATGCAGGGTAAGACCTCGTTTGCCCGGTGTCTTGCCAGTAATGCAGACAAGTTGGACGGATTGAACGCCTCCATGGTTATACTTGACGAGTATTCGCAAGCTGATAGCGCGGCTCTTAAAAATGTGCTCACCTCTTCCATGGGAGCCCGTGTGAATCCTCTTACCGTGGTGATCACAACGGCCAGTGACAAGCTGGAAAGTCCGTTCGTGGATATGTTGGATTCATACAAGGCCGTTCTTCGCGGAGAGATTGATAATGATTTCATTTTTGCGCACATATTCGAGCCCGATGTGGACGACGCGGAGGATGATCCCCGTACATGGAAAAAAGTGCAGCCGCATCTTGGAGTCACCGTACAACCGGACTACTACGAAAACGAATATCGGAAAGCCCAACTGAATGCGGACGACATGATGACTTTCCGCACTAAGCTGTTGAACATGTTTGTGCAGAATACCGGTAAGGTATGGTTTACTTCTTCTGAGGTTGAGGCTATGGCTCGGAATGATGATAATTTGTGTTCTTTAAAAGGTCGTCCCGATGCAATGGTAGCCGTAGACCTCTCCGTATGCGATGACTTTAGCGCGGTCAGTTATACGGTCTACATGCCGGATATCAGAAATTTCCACGTGCATACTGATTATTACTTTCCAGAAGGTGCATTGAAGGAACATCCCAACCGGGAGTTATACAGAAAATGGGCGGATGCCGGGCACCTGAGACTTCTTCCGGGAAATGTAATAGACTATCGCCTGATAGCGGATGATATCAACCATCGTAACCGGGAACAGTTATGTATCCTTGCCATAGGTTACGACCCTTATAAGAGCTTGGAATTTGTGAACATCATGTCTGCTTCAGGAGCTAAGAAAGTGCTGACTCCCATCAGTCAGACATACGGCGCATTCACAAGTCCCGTGGAGAGTTTCGAGATATCCGCCAAGACCGGGCACGTGACCTTTAATGACAACCCGATAAACTGGTATTGTTTTGGGAATGCGGTAATCGACGAAGATAAATTGGAGAATCGCAAACCTGTAAAAAGAAGCCAGAATGCGAAGATAGACGGTGTTATCACAACAGTAATGACTTTTTATTTATATAATAATTACGAACGATGACTTTTAAATTTTGGAATAAGAAAACGCCGGAATCGGTTGTTGAACCGGTGAAAGAACGGAGCTATTTTGAAACAGTGGCCGAAACGGGTACAACAAAAAGGATGCTTCAGGATACTGCTCCCGCCGTGACCGGCCCGGAAATGGCGATGAAACTGGCAACGGTTTACCGTTGTGTCTCTATTTTAAGCGGAAGTATTGCCTCCCTCCCATTGCAACTGCTTCGGAAAAAAAACGGTGTGTTCATGGTTGACGAGGACAATCCTGTCAACTATCTGTTGTCACTGTGTCCCAATGGCAGGCAGTCGGCTTTTGAAATGATACGGAATGCCTTAATCATGATGATCAATCAGGGCAACGCTTATATCTATCCGGATTGGAGGGGTGGAGAACTTCAGTCTTTGGTACTATTGTCTCCGGGAAGTGTAAGTTATGACAAGCTATTGAATATTTACCTTGTGAATGATCCGGTAAACAACATCTATGAAACATTGGACCCCGATGAGATTATTCATTTGCGCAACCTGTCATTGGATGGAGGGTATACAGGGGTTTCTACTATCCGTTACGCCGCCAGCACCATGAACATATCTGCCAGTGCAAATTATCAGAGTGAGCGGAATTTTCGACCGGGAAACACTTATAAAGGCTTCATTAGCGGAGACTCCGATTCTACGACCAAAGGATATGTACAGTATCAGGAGAATCAATTGGAAGATGCTGCCGAGCGTTTCCGAAAAGAACTGCAATCCGGAGAAACGATTACTTACCTGCCGGGACTTTTGAAGTTTAATGCTCTCTCCATGTCGCCCGCCGATATTCAGCTATTGGAGATCATGAAATTTACTGTACTTGAACTCTGTAGGTTTTACGGTGTGCATCCGGATATGGCGTTTGCCGGACAGAGTCAGAATTATAAAGCTAGCGAGATGAGCCAGGTACAGTATATGACTGGAACTTTACAGCCTATTTTAAGGCAGATTGAGAATGAATTCTTTATGAAACTCATCCCCCGGAGGGTAGCAAGCAAGTATCGCATCCGGTTTGATATTGAATCTTTCTATCAGACAGATTTGGAAACCATTGCCACTTTCTACGAAAAACAGATTCTAAACGGACTTTCTACCGTGAATGAATTACGTGCTAAAGCCGGCAAAGCCCCTGTTCCCGGCGGTGATGTTGCAATGATCAGTTGCAATGTTCAGCCTATAATTGGAGCTAAACGTAAGGATGAGAATGTTAAAAATGAAAATAGTGGTAATAAAGTGCCACCCACGAACGGAGAAGATTCAGTAGTGTAAAAGAGGTAGATATGGAAAAGCTGGAAATTAGAAGTTTTGGCGGTGACGCATCCCCGAAGTTGGTGAACGAAAGAGGAATTGAAGGGTATGCAGTTGCTATCGGCCAGGAAAGTAAATACATGTATGATCCCGTTTTGCGGAAATACTTTATCGAAATCATCGAACCGGGTGCAATCACGGAAGAACTGATCCGTACAAGTGATATTCGGGCGCTGATTGAACACAACGGGGAAAGACTGCTTGCACGCAGCAGACAGGGACAGGGTTCGCTCAGTCTTCGCCTTGATGGATATGGTCTGGGGTATAGCTTTACCGCTCCGGGAACCCCGGACGGTGAATATGCGGTCGAAATGGTGAAAAGAGGTGATCTGTTCGGTTCCTCGTTCGGCTATTGGACTGATGAAAAAAAGAATGTCACCTGGCTAAAACGGTCGGATGGAATTTTACTTCGGAAAGTCCATAAAATAGACATTATCCGTGAAGTCAGTATTGTTGCAAGCCCGGCTTATATGGGCACTGCCGTTAATGTACGCAGCATCGAAAGTTCCTTTGAACCCTCTGAATATAAACAAGAAGTAGAAGCATTGAGAAACCTAATTAAAATTTAAAAAGATGAACAAGAAAGAAATTAAGAAATCACGTGCAAGAATCGCGGAAATCAATGTTCGCCTGGGAGAGATGGCGGACATGCTGGAGACACAGAAAAGAAGCCTTACTAATGACGAAATCGTAGAAAAAGAGGCTCTTGTACAGGAAAAGGAGATTTTACAGCTCAGAATGGAAAGGGCTATATCCGGTGTGCAGGTTCCCGAACAGGAAATGAGAGCGGAAGCCGTATTTGCCGGTGCCGTTGCCTCATTCGTACACAACCGCTCGCTGCCGGAAGGTTGCGAAGGGGTTATGAATGGAAATACCATCGAAGTTCCTTTGACGCGCGCTGACACCATTCAGGACAGTACTACGGTGACACCGCTTATTCCGCTGACTATTGGCGAGATTATTCAGCCTTTGGAGAAAGGTTTGATCTTGGACAAAGTGGGTTGCAAAATGCAATACGGGCTTGTCGGTGACTGGGTATTACCCGTTGTTGCAGGCATCGAAGCCACTATCGAGGACGAAAACGCGGAGGTCGCAGACACCAAGATTGACATTACAAAAATCAAGCCTTCTCCCAAGCGTGTTTCCCTGGCTATTCCGGTTTCCAACCGTGCTATTGACCAAAGTAATAACGCCCTGCTGGAAATTGTGCGTACGCAGATGGTGATGGGGCTGCAACGTCTGTTAAACAAGTGGATGTTCCAGACTACGAAGATCACAAGCAAGGCCTCTGACGGTTGCTATGTTGCGGCTGCGACAACTCCAGCGGTTTCTACTGCTGCCGGTGCAGGATTATCCTGGAAAGATGTTATAGCACTTAAGGGTGCGGTAATGAAAACCGGTGTCGTGTTTGACGGTACTGCGGCTTATGTATGTTCTGCTACGACTTATGCGGAACTGGAAGCTACTCCGAAGGATGCCGGAAGTGGTTTGATGGTTCTGGAGAATGGAAAGATCAACGGCTATCCGGTGTTCATGACCGAGTATATCGGTGACGACGTACTCGGCTTTGGCATTTTCAACTACGAATTGGTTGGCCAGTTCGGTAAGATGCACATGATTGTAGACCCCTACACCGGAGCAAAGAAAAACCTCATCTACTTCGTGCTGAATACTGATTTCGATATGCTCACCGTCCGCACGGAGGCATTTGCTATTGCGAAGAAAACGC